TTGCTGCAATGCTATATGAAAGAAACGGCGGACGTTTTGAAATGTATGACGTTGTTGAAAAAGGCTTAAACGAAGGCAAGGATTGTAACTGTGGTCCAGATTGCGAGTGCAAAGGCAATTGCGGCGACGATTGCAACTGTGGTCCAAACTGCGACAAATAATTTTTTACCAAAATTAACAAAAAGCCAGTTAATTAGTTGACTGGCTTTTTTTGTGACTATATAATATACACATTAACTAGGAGAAATAAATGTCAAGACATTATGGACCAGAAGAAAAAGCAAAATTAGAAAGGTTGATCAAAGAAGGATCAAACGTTCTAAGAGAAGTTGAGGACTTGAACGAGGGCCTTAAGGATACTGTTAAAGCAGTAGCAGAAGAATTACAAATCAAACCAAGCACAATTAACAAGGCAATTAAAATTGCACACAAGGGTGATTGGTCAAGACACAGTGAAGAATGGGAAGAAATTGAAAGTATCCTAGGAATCACAAATAATCTTCCATCAGATAATTCAGCACAATAAGGATAAATTTTGATTCTCACTAATATAAAAGCCTTCTGGCTAAACAGTTTTCACAGTGACAAAGTTGCATTTTGTTTTGAACTTGTAAGTTTTATATTTACGGTTGGTGCAAGCCTAACACTTGCTTTCAATGCACGTGATCCTAATATGCTTATTGTTTATCCTAATTTTTTCATTGGTAGTATTACTCAATGCTACGCTGCATATAGAAGAGGAGCAGCATGGGTAATGGTACTTACTTTTTACTTTAGCATTGTCAATATCTTTGGATTTGGCATAGCAGCAAATTGGTGGTAATGTTCAGAGCACAAAAAGAAATAATATGGCACCTTTCATGCCAAAATTGTGGATTCTATTGGACCATGCCAACCATGGAAGAAAAATTACAAATAGAAAAAAACAAATATTCCTGTCCAATATGCCAAAAGTCAGGACACGCAAAAGAAGTTAAAAATCCCTCTTGACAGACACTCTAGTCTGTGTTACAATACTAACATATGAGACAAAGAAAGAGATATAAAAAAGTGCAATACAAAGACGAATCTCAATACGACCCTAAGAGACATACCAAGACAAAAGGAGGTCTCGGTTTTGGAATGAAAAGAGGTGCTAAGGAACTAGAATACGAAAACAGTGGTGTTAATCTGGCATCAGTTTTTGGTTGGGAAGTTCCTGAAAACCTAATGCACATAAAGAAAATTATTGATCAACGCAATGGAAAATAACAATTACATCATTGTTTCTAATCACATAGGTATGAACGGAGAGCCGGCGGACAGAATCTACGGCAGTCCTGCGAGTGGTGGTCAGTTAAGATTAATACAGGCAGATTATTCGACTTATAAGGGAAAGATACACAAGAAGCAACTTATCCTAAGGGGAATAGACGGAAACAATTTCAAATCACACTGCTTCGTCACTGACGATGGTAGATGGTTTGATAGAACCGGTATTCCAATGTTAAAGCCAACAGAGGTCATAGAAGATGAAGACAACGGAACAGAAGATAGCCAAAACGCAGAAGAAGGAATTCAAGCATCTGGTGAGACACAAGATGAAGAAAGCGTTAAAGGACAGATTGAAACTGATTCAACTGTGGCTGAAACTGAAGAAGCAGAAGTAATACAGGATGAATAATGCAGGCTTACAGTTTTAAATTGAAGATGGCAGATAGAACGATTACTACTTACGTCTATTCAGACACAGGCAAAGATATTGAGTCACGATTTCCAAATTATGGAGTCAGTGATATTAAGAAATTAGACAAGGATCCAACTGTGGCTACAGTGGAAGAAAAAATAAATGAAAATTGATTCAATACTCAAATGGGCAGCGACTGTTATCCTAATCGTGGGAACATTCGTTAATGCAACATTCCCCAATCTGTATCCGCTGGGGCCGGCACTGCTTGCCGCGGGTGGTATAGTTTGGTTGATTGTTTCGTTCATGTGGAAGGAACCTGCACTGATAGTCACGAATGCGGTTCTAAGCGCAGTGGGCATTATTGGTATTAGCCTATTTTATCTTGCATGATGATTTGCAAGGATATATAATATGAAGAAGGTGTTGTCCGCCACAAAAGGACTGTTTGGTATTTGCCAGCCCAAAATGGCATGTAAGGAGAAAAGATGAGTTACGTAGATGCGTTCTATGACCGCAACGAAGACATTATTCGAATTGTCGAAAGAAAGAACGGCAAGAGAACTTTCACAGAGTATCAACCCCGACACATATTCTATTACAAGGACCCCAAGGGCAAGCACACGTCAATCTATGGCGAAACCTTACAGCGAGTAAGTGCCAAGAACATCAAGGAACTGCGCAAGGAACTTGCGATACACTCCAACAAGAAACTATACGAAAGCGATATCAATCCCGTCTATCGTTGTCTCGAGGACAACTATCTAAACATCGACGCACCAAAACTGAACGTTGCGTTTTTCGATATTGAGGTTGATTTCGATCCGGAGCGTGGATACGCATCACCGGAAGACGCATTCATGCCAATCACTTCCATTGCCGTGCATCTGCAATGGATGGAAGAATTAATCTGTTTGGCAATTCCTCCCAAGACTTTATCAATGGCAGAAGCACAGAAGGCAATTGAAGGAATCCCCAACACCATACTCTATGACAACGAAGCGGACATGCTGGATGCATTCCTTGACCTGATACAGGATGTGGATGTGTTGAGTGGTTGGAACTCGGAGGGTTATGATATTCCATACACGATTAACCGCGTAACAAAAGTATTGAGCAAGGAAGACACAAGGCGTTTTTGTTTGTGGGATCAGTATCCCAAGAAAAGAGAATACGAAAAGTTTGGCAAGACTTCACAGACCTATGATCTAATTGGTCGTGTGCATATCGATAGTTTGGAACTATATAGAAAATACAACTATGAGGAACGACACACCTATCGATTGGATGCCATCGGCGAACTTGAAGTGGGCGAAAAGAAAACCGTGTATGAGGGTTCTCTTGATGCACTATACAACAATGACTTTAGAACGTTCATTGAATATAACAGGCAGGATACTGCGCTGTTGGACAAACTGGACAAGAAACTAAAATTTATCGATCTCGCAAACACAATTGCACACGAAAACACGGTTCTTATTTCAACAACGATGGGTGCCGTTGCCGTTACGGAACAGGGCATTATCAACGAAGCACACAGGCGTGGAATGATTGTGCCCAATCGTATTAAGCGTGAGCCAGGCAGTGAGCCGGCCGCAGGTGCTTATGTAGCATATCCCAAGAAGGGCATACACGAATGGATAGGTAGTGTTGACTTGAATTCACTGTATCCTTCCGTGATTCGTGCATTGAACATGGGTCCAGAGACTGTTGTTGGGCAACTAAGACAGGATGGCACAAGGCAACACATTGATGCACAGATGGCCAAGGGCAAATCATTTGCGGCTGCTTGGGAAGGCATGTTTGGCAGCGTGGAATACTCATCTGTGATGGAAAAAGAAATAGGCAGGCAGATTACGATTGACTGGGAAAACGGAGACCACGATACGTTAAGTGCCGCACAGATTTATGATCTAATCTATGAGAGCAATCAACCATGGATGCTCAGTGCCAATGGCACAATCTTCACGTATGAAAAGGAAGGCGTGATACCCGGACTGCTCGCACGTTGGTACAAGGAACGTAAGGAGATGCAGGCCAAGCAGAAGGAAAGCCAGAACGCAGGCAACAAGATCGAGGAAGAATACTGGGCAAAGCGACAGTTGGTCAAGAAGATCTTGCTGAACAGTTTGTATGGCGCTATTCTTAATCCCGGTTGTAGATTCTTTGACAACAGGATTGGTCAATCAGTTACACTAACCGGACGTAGCATTACACAACACATGGCCGCAAAGATCAATGAAATCGTAACGGGTGAATATGATCATACGGGCAAGGCAATTGTGTATGGTGATACTGACTCCTGTTACTTTACGGCATACAGCGTTCTCAAGAAGGACATTGATGCAGGAAAGATTCCATGGACCAAGGACAGCGTTATTGAATTGTATGATACCATTGGTGAAACGACCAATGACTCGTTTGGCAAGTTCATGGGTGAAGCATTCCACTGTCCCAAGAAGCGTTCGGGAGTGATTGCGGCAGCACGTGAAATTGTTGCGAGCAAGGGACTGTTCATTACCAAGAAAAGATATGCCGTTCTCTACTATGACATTGAGGGTTTTAGAACTGACACGGAAGGCAAGGCGGGCAAGATCAAGGCAATGGGCTTGGACCTAAAGCGTTCGGACACACCAGTCGTGATCCAGGACTTCCTAAAGAATGTTTTGGAAATGGTCCTGGAAGGACAGGAACGAGAGCGTGTGCTTGATTATATTACGGAATTCCGAACGGAATTCAAGGCACGTCCGGGTTGGGAAAAGGGTTCTCCAAAGCGTGCCAACAAGATTACTGAATACGAAGCCAAGGAAAAGAAAGCGGGCAAGGCCAATATGCCTGGACACGTAAGAGCAAGCATCAATTGGAACACGCTCAAGCGCATGAATGGCGACAAGTATTCAATGAACATTACGGACGGTGCAAAGGTCATCGTGTGTAGGGTAAAGGATAATCCAATGGGATACACATCAGTTGCGTATCCGGTAGATGAACTAAGGCTACCGGAATGGTTCAAGGAGTTACCATTCGATGATGCAACTATGGAGAATACGGTCATCGACG